TTACCGCGTCGCTGCGTAGCGGAGCGAGCACATACAGGGTTGAGTCTTTACCCAGGTAAGAAAATCAGGGGAGACCCAGCGGATGCGTTTCGGACGGGCGAAAAACGTGGCCGGAGCTTCAGAGTCTACGATGACGTCTAAAACCGGTTTTGCTGGTGGCAATTGCACGGCTGTCGGCGCCGCTGCAGACTGACCTGGTATTGGTACGTCTGCACTGTTTAGTCGCTCAGTCAGAATGCTGGTGGCCTGAACTGAAGGTACAAGCTCGCTTTCACGGTAGACAGATTTGAACTCTTCCTTTTTCATCCTCAGAGAACGCCGGGCCATCTCCTCTGATATTTCACTTCCTATCCCCTTACAGACCGCCCACCAGCACAATTCAGCAAGTGAAAGCATCCGTTCGCTGTTGTAGCCCAGATAAATCAGTACTGTGTTGATAATCCAGTCGGCAACGTTTAACGCCACCAGCTTGTCGAGGGTTTGCGCGGTCTGATTACGAAGTTCGTTATCGCAATGCCAGCATGCCCGTATGGCACCGGGATTATGCCTGAAGGTCACCAGTTCATGATGGTGATAAATTGAGTGTGGCCACTGGCAATGTTTAACCTTGCGTTCAAGCCAAAGCTCAAGGGCATTTATTCCGCCAGCAGCCTTAATAACTCGCTCGTTCTGAAAAAACGGAAGAAGCTCCGAATCCTCACGCAATGGCTGGCGAGCATCGGGCAGACGTCCACTGGGTACAGAGTCCATATGCGCCGGCGGCATTTCCACCAGCACTCGCCCTTTGCCGAATAGTTTGATGAGTTCGCTGCCAGGCTTTAGCAATACGATCCCAAGATGCCGGGCCACATCCACATTAAGTAGCGCCCGCATCAGTCCCTCCACATCTTCTGCTGGAATGTTTTATCAACCCTCGGCGCGCTGGACGCCTCAGGCAATTTTACGCTGACCTCCCACGTCAGAAAGTCAGCAGACAGATTTTTCTCGACGAGAAAGTTACTTTTCCTGTATCGGTCCACCAGCTCCCGCGCCTGATACTCAGTCAGGCCGGAATGTACAAACCAGCTTTTCTTCATGGCTGGACCTCATACATTCTGAGGAACCCGACCGCACGATCCCTTGCGCCGGGCTCATCATTGAGAAGCGCACTGAGCAACTGGATAGCCATTGCCGGTTCATTTTGTCCGACCACTGTAATACCGCGGGCAACGCCACGAGCGACAGATACAAACCCCTTACGCTCAAGTGCGCGGATATGCTCAGCAATAGCATTCGCAGACCGGACACCAATAAGGTTGGCAAGCTCTCTGTTTGTCGGCGGATAACCATTCTTTTTGGTAAAGGCCAGCAGCAGGTCGAAAACTTCCTGTTGCCGCGGGGGTAGAATTTGAAGCGAAGAAAGGCCGGCGTTATTTTCATTAGCGCCAGCCGATGCAGATTGCGGTGTCTCAATATTTTGCGCCATGGGTCTCTCCGTGGCGCAGCAGGTGCCGGTTGTTCAGGCCAGCTAACGTAATATACCAGATGGCTCGCAAACACGGTAACCCGCCTTTTTTAGCATCTGCGTAAATAGTGAAAGTGTGCCAACAATCTCATCCGGCTGGAGAGGCATGAATGAAACCATATCCCCCTTACGATACATCAACGCCCGACTGCACTCAGGAAAGCTCTCAAAATAGGCAATCACCGCCCTGTCTGCACAACGAACCAATGCAAATCCGGTATCTGGTAAGTCATCCATGCCCCCTCCTTCTTATTCTTTTTTCTTAGCAGCAACATCGTTTAATCGTTTTCGACTACTTCGGGCACTTCTTCAGGAGGGGTAACATCTGAAGGAAGAGCGTCATCCACCAGAGCCAGTTCCTTGATGCGCTTTTCAATTTCTAAGGCAATCTCAGGGCTGCTTTCAATCCATTTGGCGGCATTAGCCCGCCCATTACCTATTTTCTCTCCACCGTAGTCATACCACGATCCTACTTTCTGGATAATCTTAAGCTGAACACCAAGATCCAGTATTTCATCAGCGCGGGATATACCCTGACCAAACAATAACCGGTAGTTTGCTCTTTTAAATGGCGGCGCGACTTTATTCTTAACTATTTTAACTGTGGTATCTTTTCCGACTACCTGATCGCCTTCAGTGATATTTTTAGACCTGACGTCGAGTCGAACCGACGCATAGAATTTTAATGCGTTGCCGCCAGTCGTAGTTTCGGGATTACCAAACATGGTCCCAATTTTCATTCTTAACTGGTTAATAAAGATCACTACTGTTTTGGTTTTACTGATTTCTCCAGCAAGTTTACGCATAGCCTGCCCCATCATTCGGGCCTGCAACCCCATGTGGGCGTCGCCGATTTCACCTTCCAGCTCTGATTTAGGAACCAGCGCCGCTACTGAATCCACTACGATGACGCCGACGGCACCAGAGCGGACCAAAGCATCTGTTATATCAAGAGCCTGTTCGCCAGTATCTGGCTGAGCCAGTAAGAGATTATCAATATCCACGCCTAAGAGTTGCGCATAGCGAGGATCCAGCGCATGTTCAGCATCAATAAAAGCACACTGGCGCCCTTCTTTTTGGGCCGAAGCAATCGCAGCCAGAGCTACTGTTGTTTTACCGGATGATTCAGGGCCGTAAATCTCAATTATTCGACCTACCGGGAGGCCACCACCTAACGCAATATCAAGGCCAAGAGATCCACTGGGCATAGTCTCAACGACCAGATTGGTATTTTCACCAAGGCGCATAATAGAGCCTTTACCAAACTGCTTTTCAATCTGCCCCATGGCGGACTGTAATGCCTTCGCTTTATCTTCCTGGGTTTTGGGTCTCTCATTCAAAACACTTTTCTTGTCGTTCGCCATGGTGGGACCTCCTTAGCATTGATTTTACTGTTTATATATACATACTGTACAAATAAACAGTACACCCATAAATTGGATAGATCAATCTATTGAGTGCACAAATTGTTACTTTTTTGTCAGGAGTGATAAAAGAAAACCCGCACGTAGCGGGTTGAATTGACGGAAGTTTATTAAGCGGCCATTTCTTTTTGCTGACATAACTCAGGCAAATTAGCCCTCACAAGCGCTTCCGCGAACGGCGGCGGCACGGCATTACCACAACGCGCGACCTGCTTATCTTTCGCGTATTTCACGCCGCGGTAATCCTGGTCAATGATGTACCACTCCGGAAAGCCCTGCGCCCGGTAGAGCTCGTGCGGCTGCAGCATGCGCATGCCAATATCAACGATGCGATAAGTTACCGCGGCGATTTCCACTAGCCCGGTGCTATCGGCTCCGCAATACTCTTTCAGGAATGCTAACACCTGTTGCGCGCGCTGCTCGTCGTAATGCTCAACTGCGAGAGTGGTCTCAACTTCCCCGACGTGCTGACCACCAGCGGTAATAGTCGGCATCGGCGCATCAGTTCGCTGTCCGTCACGGCAAGTACCGCGCAGCTTAACCAGGTGGGAGGCTACAACGGCGTGGTGATTGCCAGTCGTAACCGTATGCGCAGGAGATTCCACGGATCCGCCAGGATGCCCGGTATTGTTCACCATGAGATGCGCCGCAACTACCGCATGATGGTCAACTGTCGTCACTGAATGTGTCGGTTCATCCAGCCCCACACCCGATCCGGTGTAATTGCCGCCGTAGTGTTTCGCCAGGAACGCCCCGACAACAGCATGCTTTCCGCCACCAGCCACGACGGTACCCAGCGGTTTATTAAGTCCTGGTACTCGCGGAGCCTGCCCGGGCCTTTCGCTATATCCGGTTTGAATCAGAGTTGGCACTACCAGTTGTGATTTACCGCCGCCGCCCGCGGTGATTGTTGCGCTAGGTTCGTCGGCACGGTGTCCGATGCTGGCGCCGAACTGCCGGGCGATAACCGGAGCGACGACACAGGCGCGCGATTCTTTTAGGATGGTGTGAACGGGTTTATCGAGCGGGCGTGGTTTAGCCTGGTACTCGCTGCCGCCATTGCCAGCCAGGAACGGCGCCAGCTCTGCTTCAACAATACCCAGAGCATGACCATTCCCGCCCGGGCGTTTTGCGGTACCGGCCGTCACCGTCGGCAACGGATCGGTGACTTCCTGACCGGTAGCTCCGGTTCGGAATTTTGTCAGATGAGGTACCGCAATTGCGTAGCCGTGGGTTTTCGTAATCGTCTGTAGCGGATCGTCCAGCGCCTGTCCCCGGAAACAGTCGTATTTGCCGCGTGTCGTTGTGTGATTGCACTTCACGATGAACGGCGACGCGCTGTCGATAACAAAGCGCTGGATGCCGCGGGCAATACGTTTCAGGGTATTCACCGCCAGCGGCTTTTTGCGATCAAATATCGACGGTGCCGGGATAGACCAGTCGATGCATTCCGCTGCTGTACGCCATGGTGCCAGTTTGCCAGCTAGCACCGCCGGTGATTTCGGATCTCCATGAGTGGCTTCCGGCCATACAATCGGCTTCCCATCGCAACGCATCACCATGAAGAACCGCTTACGGATGGTCGGCGCACCATAATCACATGCGCGCAGCTCGCGATACTCAACGGTGTAACCCAAACCGTTTACCAGCCGTGCTGCATCCTCGCTATCAAGGGAAATATTCAGAAATTCGCAGCATTCGGCCAGCGCCGGATGATCCGCTGAGATGCCAGTGGTCAGCATGCCAATGAATGCCTCAAAAGTTTCGCCAGCGCGGGCAGGATCTGGACGCATTTCACCAGCGAGCAGCGGCCCCCACGTTTTAAATTCTTCAACGTTCTCCAGCTTCATCACTCGGGGTTTAACATCCAGCCCCCAGCGCAGAACCACCCAAGCCAGTCCGCGGACCGCTTTCTCGACAGGCTTAGCTCCTTTCGCCTTTGAAAAGTGACGGCAGTCTGGAGAAAACCACGCCAGCGCTACCGGGCGGCCAGCGGTCGCAACCTTTGGCTTGACTTCGTAAACCGATTCGCAGTAATGCAGCGTGTCGGGGTGATTAGTAGTGTGCATCGCGACAGCATTGGGATCGTGGTTTATAGCAATATCCACGCTGCGCCCTATCGCCAGCTCGATTCCCGTTGAGGCGCCGCCGCCACCAGCAAAGTTATCAACGATGATTTCGCTCTCTCTCACGCGTATTTCTCCATGGCGCAGGCCAGCGAACGAGCCGCGGCGATAATTGACGGTACCGGCATTTTTTCCAGCCACATCCGGTTGATGTGGTGCTGCAGGCGGCGTTGGTGGTGCGCCGGGAGTGCCCCGGCGTTTTCAATCTGAGAGAAGACCATACTGACTTCCGCTGGCCATACAGTTTCAGGCACGTCCACCAGCAGCAAGTTTTCCAATTCCTGAATGCGTTTACAGGCATATTCCAGTAAAGGATCCACAATATCTCCTTACACCGATAATCTTTTGATCGCATGTCGCAACATCACCTGTGCATATAGCGCAGGTGCGAGGACCTGAGGCATTTTTGCGTAACCTGACATAGAAAAGGCATGGCGGATCCCCTGCGGTGCTGCGCGTAAATTGTCGATGCTGTTATTACTGAAATCATGGTCCAGATGGATAACGGTGTAGCCGATTGGCAGCTTGCCATGGACGCACTCGTAGACGTAAACATCCAGCCGAACGTTTCTTTTGTTTACGCGGATCCGCTGAGCCTGATTCGGTCTACTGTTTTTAGGCTCCCGAAGCCACCCACGAGCCTTTTTGGCATACTTGATATGCTTAGGCATTTTCCGGGTTCCAAATCGCTGGTTAAACCGCTCCGTAAGCTCGCCGATCGTCAGATTCTTATTGGCATAAATAAACGTCAGTTGCTCATCCGTATAGCGAGGCGCACTCAGTAGGTACTTACTCAATCCGGACGCCCTTAGATACTGGCGGATCGCATCGACGCTTTTGCTTGTCTCAAAACAGGCGTTAAACATTTCAGTTAGTTCACGAGCCGTAACTCCCTTTACATTCTGCTCAAGAAAAAGAATCTGGGTTGAAGTGTATTTCTCTCTCATTTTTCAATCCCCATGATCTTAGGTACGTTACCTGCGGTTCCGTCATAAATTGCTTTTTGAGCATCAAGCGCGACACGGTAAGTGCCGACCATCACTCCGACAATTTCCACTACCGCTTTTGCCCTCGATAACTCTTCCTGAAGTACTTCGCCTTTGATGTTGGGATCGGTGACCGTTTCCAGCATAGCGAACTGATGATTCATTAAATCCTGAATGCTATTTTTCATGCGCCAGACCCTGCGTTTTTGCGATGACTAAATCTCTGAAGGTCAAAATCTATGGTCGCCCGCTGGTCGCGGAACAATCCAAGCCGCCCGTAGCGGATGACCTTTCCGGTTCTGACTGCAGCCTGGAAATATCGACCTGCGGTATCCCGGCACATGCGTAGTTCTGCACAAGCTTCTTTCACCGTCAGGCGCCCTTTCTTGCGGGTTAGCTCGATAATCGCCTGGACGCAGGCCTGTTTTTGCTCACGTGATTTGTTAGCCATGGTCAGCACCTCGCAGCATTGCGGAGACAGCGGTTACGCTGGCGGGCGATGTTCCACATTTCGCTGGCGTTACTGGCCATTCCCAAAATGGCAGTGTAAGCCGTAGCCGCCCGGCGGTAGAGCCCCCTTTCTTCGAGCTGGCGAGCCTGGACGATGGCATCTTTAACTTTCTGCGTTTTCTCCGGCGTAGCACTGATAGCCGGTTCGGGCAATTTAACGTCCGGAATATCCACGCCGGCAGTTACGTGATAAACATACTGAACTCCGTTGTGCCAGCGGCGTAACTTGCCAGCAGCATACAATCGGCGAAGGTGATTTCCCGCAGAGCTCGAGGGTAAATCCAGCACATCGCAAATATCCTGCAGGACACATTCCGGTGTTTTGTGCACGATGACGATTACCATCTGTGCCTGGGTAACTCGTTCTTTGGTTTTTTTGGTCATGGTCAAAACTCGCTTACTTGGTTAAACCTGCCGCTTTACGGCGTTTGTACTCTTCCATCAAAATCTGTGCTGGCGTGGGTCCGGGAGGATGCCGCGGTGCCTCAAGCTGTTTGTGTATTGGCGGGATCGTAAATCCGTTACTGACGTGCTTCGTCCATTTCGTCAGTAATTTTTCAGCCAGTCGTCTCAGCTCCCGCTCTGTCATCTGGCGTTCGATCCCGCTACGGCGCATTTCAATACAGATGTGATACAGCACCTCATCTGGCCATTCGTATTCAGTGCTGTCGGCATAACGGTAAGATTCGTTTCGCCAGCGCTTGTACTCTGTCATTACGGCATCAGCAGTGAGTCCAAAGGGATTTGCGCCGCTCTCGGATACCAGAGAAACAAACTCAGCGAGATCTGGTGGCCAGGTATTCCCCATCGCGCAGCGATCCATACACTGCCGGCAAACCAGAGTGATTTGTGCCTCAGTCATCGAACCGATCTGAGCTATCCACATATCCGATGGCGCCGACCCGTTCTTCTGGGTCCAGCGGTTCGAAAAAATCTCCCCCATGACCGTCCAGAGCCTCCATGTCGTATCCGCCGCCAGTAAGTCCGTGTTTCTGCTCCCAGCGTTCTCTGGCTGCCTGGATTTCCTGAACTGCCCGGGATGCGGTGTTAACTGGTTGAATTCCTGCATTGCCGTTACCTCCGGTTGCTGGTTGTGATTTGGATTTAGCTCTGGCGTTTATCACGCTGCGGGCAAATTTCTGTTCCCACTGGACTTGTGTGAATACCTTCCCTTCGGATTTCCAGTACGCGGTAAACTCAGCCAGCTCTGTCGGCAGGTATGCCGGTTCAGGAAGCGCTATTCCCCAGGTAGCCGCCAGCTGCGGCCAGTCCTGTGACGGTAGCCACATGTCGTGCATCGTGAATTTACCAATTGGAATATCAAGTCCAGCCAGGTATTGCGGTTCCTGAATCGCTGGAGTTTCACGCCCGCGTAGAGAGGGGGTTTCTTTTAGATCTGTATCTATATCTGGATCTTTATTAGTTGGATTGCCGTTATCATTCTGTTCAAACGGCTCATCAACGCCCGTTGAACGGCCGTTACCATTCCGTTTCCCTTCTGCTGATTTTTTAACTTTTCTTGCTCTTGCTGAGGCTTTTCCCGCATCAGATTTCTGTCGCTGAGATGAACGAACCATCTCCAGATCCCTTTCAATACGCTCATGCACCCACTCAGTGCCGTTATCGTTAAAAAACTCCTTTAACGAGCCTTCAACGGAAGTCCAACGGTCGTTAGTTAGCCGTGCAATTCTCGAAAGCCGACTTTTAGGGATAGCCCTCCCTGTTTGCCAGTAATTGAACATCAGCAGCAGGTATGCGCCATGCTCCTCAGTTGACAGATGCATGGTGTCCGCCAGGTAATCAGCAATATAAAGTTGCATGTAGGGCAGCGCTGCCATGGTTACTCCTGGTGCCCGAACAACACGGGCGTATAGTCATTGGTAAAAACTCGATTAGAAACACTGTGGCGCTACGGCGGTAATGCTCGCCAGTAGTGGTCCCGCCACATCTGCAGGTAGCAGATTAAAAAGCGCTATTGCCGCATCGCGGATTTCACGTTCCAGTTTTTGAAGTGGAGCTCCAAGTAATTTGGCCTGGTGCGCTTCGTTACATTCTTTAATAGCGCTGGCCACCAGCTCGGTTTCAGTTAATCCTCTTTTCAGGTCATGCTTTCTGGCTATCTCTATAGGCATGGCGTCAGCAATGGCGGATGACAGTCGAATCACATAACTGGTGTACTTCTCAGACGCCCCTTCATTTTTCAGATATCGGTAGAGATTCTGCTTATTGACGCTGATCCCTCTCCCGTTTTGCTTTTCCCACTGTTCGGCCACCAGCTGCGCAATAGTGTCTTGCGCGCGCCCGGGTAAGGTTGCCTCCCACTCCTGAACCGCTGCAAAGATGGTCCGGCACTTAACGCGGTTCCGGCGCCGCGGTGCATACTGATTTTCCGTTTTCAGTTGCATACCCATAATCGGGGTATGATTTTTAAAAGAGATGGTTTGCATAGTTAGTCCTTTGGAAGTCCATCGGCAGGATTTGGATAAAGGTCTGGGCGCAATTCGTGTGGAGTTACCTTCCAGTCAACCGCTTTGCTCACCTTGATAACTAACTCCCCGGGGATTTTATTTTTGAACCACCCATTTACTGTTTGAGCTCTCCTTTTCATACGACGGCCGAGCTCAGCTTGGCTGCAGATGTTCAAGAGCTTTTTTTGGATTGATGCCTTCATCGGTTGGTCTCGTTGGTTATCGATGGAAGACAATAAAACAAATTTAATCGATATCGTCAAATTATTTCGATAGATAGAGCTACAGAAAAAATCTGTATAATTAGTGGTAACTTTATGAATTGGATGAAGAGATGAACTTCGGAAAGAGATTACAAAAGGCGATAAAAGATCTCGACATATCGCAATCTGAGCTAGCCCGCAGGTTGGGAGTTAAGGCTCAGTCGGTGAGCGGCTGGTGTAACTCTGACATTCTGCCTAGATCTGAAATTTTAAATCTTCTACCGGCTGCCACTGGTTATCCGCTTTCATGGTTTTTTATGGAAGATGGAGAAGTATCTGAAGATATTGATCCGTGGGCGCCGAGCGTTCAAGTCAAGCCATCTTCCGAACTTCAGGAAAGGCTTCTCAAGGCATTTGAACAATTACCGACTGATGATGAAAAAGAGAGAATTATCAGCATCATAGACATGCGTCTTGAAGAACTTGATAACTTTGCAAAGGCTTATCTACAAAAAAGAAATCTTATTCCACCAACAAAATAAGCCCCTCCACTCTCCTCCCCCCATGCGAGGGTCATCAATTGGCCTGCAGCTTTTTTTGCCTCTATGTATCGATTTAATTTGACGCATATCGATTACTTCGATAATAATACTCGCATCGCAACACGTCATCGAGGCAGGACGCCCACGAAGTAGCTGCCGGCGGCATACGAAACACCGGATGAGATGACACTAGTAACAATCAATGCGCAGCAGGTTTAAACGTTCCGCTAGCCAGCGTTACAGGCATAAAAACAGCGCCCATCGGACGCTTAGCTCTTTAACAATCAGTTTGGTGAATCATTCATCCTTGGGCAAATCGCCAGCAAACAATGCAGCGATTTTCTCAAAAAGAGTTAGCTGTATCGCCATCGACTCCTGCGATCGGCCAAGTGCAATCAAAGCTCGTTTGTGTGCAGCATCCCTAAGCAAACCAAGGGTTGGATTATCCCCTTCTTCGGCTCTCAGGTACGCCGCGTGAAGTTCCTCGGCAGAAAAATTGGACGGTTTGTTTATCAATTCCTTCATCTTTTTTGCCTGGACCTCACAGAGCATTGCCGCTTTACCAGGCTGCCATACAAAGCTGATTGCTGAAATACAAGCCACTACGGCGCCAAATAACGGCAGGCTGCCGTAAGCCGCGAAAATTGCAGACCCGAGCATTATCTGGACAAATGACATAAGTCTGTCCAGCCGGCTGTAAAGCGTCGCCTGCATTGTTTCGATGTGAAACGAATATCGAATATTAAAAAGCGTTGATTCCCGGGTCATGAATTACCTCATGGCTTTGATGGTGGTCTCGGCGAAGGCGCTGGGCGATATGGGACTTGCCCATCTGGCATAGGACGATCTGAATCACCAAATTGATTAATAAGCATTTTACCCTCCATGGGCGTTGTTTTTATGGAGTTCTCCACGTGTGAGGTGGAGTTCGTGAGCCGGACACGGGTAAGAATCCGGCAAACGGATGATATCACAACATTAATTAAGACAATTGAGAGGGCCATATGGACGATTTCAAACGTAAGCCCGCAAGACAGCAAGCAGTACGCCTTAACTGGATTACCGCAAGGATCCGCCAGCTCTGCTATTTCCTCGCCCAAAAAGGCGATCCAGAGGTAAATGCATGAGCACTATGTACGTTCTGATTATCAGCGTCTGCGCGCTTACTGGTGAATGCTCTGATGTTCTGACCGGCGTTTATGAATCAGAGCAACAATGCATTGATTCTGCTGCTGAGCAGCACGTCAAAGGGCAGTGTTTACCTTACAAACAGGCTTTCGCCTGGGCCGACGACCAACGGCCAGCAGTACGTTTTTAAATCGAGTTTTTACCAATGGCTTTACCAGCCTAATGCCCGGTGCACAGGGCATTGCGATGGTAATACCGCCATCACAACCAAACAGGAGACGAGGCCTGTTCTGGTTAAATTGGAAAAGTTGACTTTGCCCGTCTTGCGGCGGGCCTTTTTTCCGGAGGCTATATGTCAGCTAACGATCTGGCATTGAAATTCAGCACGGCACCGGCTGAACAACTCATCGGCGTCTTGCCTGTTCTTGAGGTCAAGGAAGCTCTTCATGATGAAGTTGAAGATGAGGTTCTGAATGAAGTTTGGTTGGAACACAAACTTGAAATGGACGCCACAGAGGAAGTTGTTGATACATTCGCTACGGCAATGAAACTGGCGCTGACACAACCCGCAAAAACAGCAAAAGCGACATTACGAAAGGCGCTTAAGGAATATCCAGGCTACGGGCAGGAGCCACCAGCAGCCCCGTAAAGCACAAAACCCGCGCAAGGCGGGTTGAGTACCCGGTCAGCCGACCAAAGCTTTCCGGAATCGAGTTTTGACCAATAACTACCACCAGGCGGCAATCATCAGCTGCCAGGTATCTTACAACCTGAAGGAGCCCGAACGCAATGAACAACTATGCGTATCTTATTAAAGCCAAAGCAAAGGCCACAGACTCAAGGAATTTATTCTGCTGGTTCACCGCTAAATCTGACTCACGCGCTGAACGCAAAATTCTGGATATCCTGGAAGACGCTGAAATTAATGTTGGCCGCGGTGCCGACCACCAGCTACCGATCCGCACAAACTGGCATATCGTTGACGATCTTCCCGAAGAAAATGTCCTTGATGAAACATGGTGCGACCGCTATGAACTTGGCGGTGAAGACGGTTTGACCTGGCAGAAAATTGCCGCACCGGTAGTTGAGGAAACTATTGAAGCTACCGATACTGAAGATGCAACAAATACTGAAGAAAGTGAACAGGAATATGCCAATGACGAAAACGCTCTGTTTCCTGTATCTACGATGCCTTTCCGCACGCAGCTACTGGCGCAATATATGCAAAGTGACCGTCATGTTTATCATATCAGCATTCCGCATCGGGGCCGCCTTGAAGCGATGGAAATGGATCAGGATAATAGCGCTATCCAGGATCTGATTCTTGCGGCAGAAAATGTCCCCGGCATTAAAAAATTTGATATGCCGGGTATCTGGAAGTTTACTACAGCGTTTAAAACAGTATTCCCGGAGGGAAAACGATACGAAATTGGGAAGCAAATCCAGTTTTCTAAATTATGGTTTCAGACTCCTCACATTGAGCGCGGCATTCTCGTAAAGGAATGGGCAGATAAAAATCAATTAACATCTGTTGATGACGCAACATCAGATGCCAGCCCGGTCGAAGCAAAAGCGTCAGATCGTCTCACTCCTTTAACCATTCTGGGTATGGAATATGAGATTGCCCTGGGCCTGCTGGCGCGGGCCAAAGAGTTCGACATTTACAATGTTCCGTTCGAGATCGATATTCAGGCAAACGGCATAATGAATAAGCTCGATAATAAAGAATGGCTGGCGACCCGGGAGCTGTTTATGTCTATCCCCGGAGGCCGCGATTTTTCGCGGGCTTGTAATATTGCTGCTGTGAAAACTACCCCTCAGGATTTATGGAAAGATCCTGTCGCACACCGCGAATATTTAAATAAAGTAATGATAGAAACTGACCATGCTCACCCTGACGAACTAATCGTTGATATTGCATGTGGGCGATCATCCTCACCAATGCCGGCTGCACCAATGTCAGAACCAGGAGAGGACGCAGCTGATTACACTGGCAAACTGTTGGCTGCCGGGCGTGGGGAGTATGTGGAAGGCATTAGCGACCCCAATGATGAAAAGTGGGTTAAAGAAGATCTCACAAAACCAAGAGCAACCGCGGAGACCGCCAGGCATGTGCAGATGGAAGAAGCTATCAATGATGAAACCGCGCCTGCTGATGAGATTTCAAAAAGCGAAACGGCAGATGAGACAACTGCAGGCGACGCTGAATCTGGTAATGAAGCAAATACCTTAAATAATGATTCCGGTCATCATAATATTGAAGAATCGCGCGCTGATTATGTTCACGTCATGGTGGATCTGGAAACCATGGGAAAAAAATCTGATGCCCCTATCGTCTCCATTGGTGCCGTAATATTCGACCCGGAAACAGGCTTTCTCGGCGAAACATTTTACAAAGTTGTCAGCCTGGAATCTGCGGTCTCGTGGGGGGCTGAGATTGATCCATCAACGGTTATATGGTGGATGAAACAATCGTCAGAAGCCCGCTCGGAAATTGCCAACGATAACGCCATTCAACTGGATGACGCCCTGCTCCAGTTTAGCGAATTCGTTTTCGAGAATATTCCCGGAGGCTGTGAAACGGCACAAATCTGGGGTAATGGCGCCACTTTCGACAATACCATTTTGCGATCTTCATTTGAACGAGCATGCCTTGAATGTCCGTGGGACTACCGGAACGACCGCGACGTCAGAACGATGGTTGAACTTGGCAAAGCTATTGGCTTCGATGCTAAAACCTCTATCCCATTCGAGGGTGAGCGGCATAACGCGCTGGCGTATGCTCAGCACCAGGCCCGGTATGTTTCTGCAATCTGGCAGCGACTGATTAAAAACTGATTTTTATTTTTCAGAGATCAACGAACCGGCCAGTTATGATTTTCTGGCCGGTCATCAGAGGGATGACCAATGCATGAATTAACGCTGTCACCTCAGGAAATTGCGGAAATTACAGGTTATCAACGCTATACCCACCAGCAGCGCCAGCTGCGGTGTCATGGCATACCGTTCACCACTGATGGGCGGAACCGCCCTATCGTATTGCGTAGAAATATTTATCCAGGAATAACTGAATTACCTAAGGTTGATGATTATGTTGAACTTGAGCCAAATTACGACGCAATCAATGGGCAGACCAAGAAAAAATCCAAAAGATAATCAACTACCAAACCGAGTTACGAGAAACAAATACAGTTACGTGTGGAAGCCAAAAGGTTCTAAGAAGACCATAACTCTGGCCCCACTGGCTGGCACCAGCATGTCAAAGCTTTGGGCTCGGTACGAAGAAGAGAAAGCCAAGCAATGCGATGTAATGACTTTTTCAAAACTATGGAATTTATTCACCAGCAGTCCTGCTTTTGCTGAGTTGGCTCCGCGAACGCAGACTGATTACAGGCAGTATGAAAAAAATCTTATCCCCGTCTTCGGAAAAATGAGGGCGGACGCTATTAAGATCGAAATGGTCAGGATCTACATGGATAAACGAGGCGAGCGCAGCATAAACCAGGCTAACCAGGAGTTAGGTGGAATGTCTCGTATATTTGGCTGGGGCTTTGAGCGTGGCTATGTGAAGGGAAACCCATGTAAGGGAGTCAGAAAATTTACGTTGAAGCCTCGCGAAGTCTATGTCACCGATGAAGAGTACCAGGCTATCTATGATGCGGCTGCGCCGGCACTGAAAGTTGGGATGGAAATAGCATATCTATGCGCTGCTCGCCTATCTGATGTTTTGTCACTGAAGTGGGAGCAATTGTGGGATGACGGCATTTTCATCCAGCAAGGCAAAACCGGGAAAAAACAAATCAAAGCCTGGACCGAAAGATTGCTACATGCGCGCTCACTCGCAAAATCTCTGGGAGGCTCGGTTTATGTCGTCTGTAGCAGTAAAGGGGAAAAATATTCGAAGAGTGGTTTTAGTGACTTGTGGGAAAAAGCTCGCGCAGCTGCATCAGAGAACTTAGGCAGGAAGATAAAAGGAACGTTTCACGACCTGAAAGCTAAGGGGATTTCCGATTACGAAGGATCCAGCCGGGACAAACAGCTTTTCTCAGGTCATAAAACCGAAAGCCAGGTACTGGTTTATGATCGTAAACTTACCATTTCGCCAACATTAGATCTTCCGATTCTGGGAGATTCGGAGGATGATGATTGA